GAAGAACTATCGAAACGAATGAGAGATCCCGCGAAGTTGGCTGAGATTAACGCGTTCCTTTTGACACCCGAAGGCCGGGGAGCAGTAGCCGATATCGTTACACAATCTGAAGAAATACCCGCGGAAGAAGAAATTATTCCTGTCCTGACGCCGGAAGAGGAGGCCAAGGCTCAAGCAGAAAAGGATAATCAGGTTGCAGAAGCCGCTCGGATACTACAAGAAGAGGCCGCCCAGAAAGCCGCCGACGAAGCAGCAAAAGAAGAAGCCGAATCATTAGCTGCTGCAGGCATCACGGTTCATAAAGATTCATCTGGAAATATTATCAAGCTCGTTCAAGAGTACCAAGTAACCGATGACGCGGGAGCACCGATTGCCCGCCCGACGCATCTTGAGGCGCGTAGTTGGTCTGAATTGGCTAGAAAGCAGCGCGAGGCACACGTACAAGTTACGCGGGCTTTTACACGTCTGAAGAATCAGAAGACGACATTCAGGGCGCAAACAAAACCAGCCGGGATTCCTGATGTCCCGCTTCTTTCCGAGGAAGAAAGAATCAAGGCCGCTATGGATTTAAATAGCGAAGACGAAGCCGTAGTTGTCAAAGCGGATCGTAAACTTCGCGCCGATCAGATTCTTCGTGACCAACGGCAGGAAGCAATTAATAAAGAACTACGTCGACAGGATGAAGTTTCTCAAGAATTCAAACGAATTCATAGAAAAGATTTTAACCCATGCGAAGCTAACGCCCAGCTTATCGCGGACTATCTCAAGGAACATACGGACGCGTATGACAGTCCTTTAGAGTGGACGTTAGATAATCTAGAGTTGGCATTCGCAGCATTAGGCCCTGATCTGGTACCGTTCAGAAATCCTATTGTGGAAAATTCGGCACCTAGAGTGGATAATCCACCCGAGGTTCCAACAGAAGAGGTGGTAGAACCAGTAAATCAGCCCGTGGCGATTATAATCCCGCCAGTGCCAGCTTTACCGGCCGCGCCACCAGTAGTATCAGCACCAGCAACACCCGTACCGGCAGCACCTGCGGCGACCAATATATCGCCAACGGCGTCTCGACCGGGAGTCAATGCAGGCATCATTCCGGGGCAGCCTTCGGGCCAGCGTCCGGTCGTTCGTCCTGCAGGACTGACCATGAAAGAGATTTGGAAGTGGACTCCTGAACAAATGCGAAAAGAGCGGGCGAATCCCGCACGTAAAGCTGAGATAGACCGTGTGATCACGGCCTACAACAAGGAGAGAGCTTCCCGAGTCTAGAGTTTAGGTGACATATGAGTGGACCTAATCCCTCAGCAGCAAATGTATCTAACGTCCTTACGGCCCAGGCGATATTATTCGACAAAGAACTAATACCCAACCTTAAGGGCGAAACGGATGCCTTTGTTGCATGCGCTGAACGGCGCGTGCAGCCTTTGCATGCCGGTATTAACCGTACCTTCTTCCAGTATAACACGCTGGCTGGAGATACGACACAGAATGCCGACGGAACAGTCGGTAATCCTGAATTAGTAACGCAGATCAGCGCCCCGGCGCAGGTCGGCGAATGGAACAACTATACGAACTTTTCTTCGTTCGCCATCGCGGCATCGATTGATGAGTTGGTAGGAAATTCGGCCGTCGAGCTTGGATATCAAGCCGGACAGTCAATTTCCGAGTTGTATTCCGCAGTGGCTGATAGCGCATCTACCGTTGACAGCAACGTCAACCAGAGCGCATTGCTATCCAGCCCATACACCCTTGACCTTGGAACAATCCGTGAACTGAAGCAGCAGTTAGTTTCAGAAGACGTGCTTCCTTGCAAAAAGGGTAAGTTCATGGGTGCAATCAGCCCGAACGTGTTGGGAGATATCTACAACGCAACGACAGTAAACAACTCTATCGTTGATTTGTGGAAGTATGCCAACATGGAAAAGTTTGACAAGATGGGTGGTGCCGACCAGACGATGGAAATCGAATTGCCGGGTACTAACATCGTGTTCCGTCAGACACCTTTCGTGACCAAGACCTCCAACTACCAAGGCGGCGGAAAGATCGCGTATAGAACCTATGTCTTTGGAAACTACGCTCTAATCGGAGTTTGGTTAGAGGTGCCTGGAGACACAGATTTGGATGAAGGGGACTGGCGGACCATAGAGTGTCGGGTTGTTACTGATGCTCCTCCGTCAAGCTTTGACCCAACCGCTACCATAAACTAACCTGTGGCATCATGAAGTTGTGATGAAAATTTTCTCTGATTGACTCGAACGCTGAAATGCCAACGAGGCGCAAGCGGATTAATTTCGCAGCGTGAACGACTAAGCGAGAAGACGGCGTAAGCCGATGCAATAGTCTGAACTATACGGGAATATGCAACCGTATGAACTGAACAGAAATGATTCAGTACATCGAAAGATGTTAACAAAATTGAGGTGGATGGGCTTCGTATAAGTTTAGGGATCATCAGCAAGATGATCGTGGACTCCAATTAGCGTAATCTAATTGTAGACAATTTTCTCTGATTGACTCGAACGCTGAAATGCCAACGAGGCGGAAGTCGAAAGACACCGTGAACGACTAAGCGAGAAAACACCCCTCGGGGTGATGCAATAGTCTGAGCTACACGGGAACAAGTAACCGTGTGAGATTAGCAGAAATGACTAATCCTTCAAGAAATTGAAGTAACAATTCTGCCACCAAACCGTAACTTTGCCACCGGCCACCGGAGTGAATACTCAACGTATTCGCTACATTGACTCGGTTCCGGCAATTCAGTAAGAAAAGACTTGACATAAGTTGCAACTTGTGTCAAGATTTAAGATTGAGAGGGTGTGCCACAAACACATCCTCTCGATCACTCTTTTGTGGAGAGACAAATGATAGTTTATTTAATTACGAATACGATAAATGGAAAGAGATATGTTGGTCAGACAACAGGAACTTTAAAGAAGAGATGGAATGAACATTGTCGTAAATATTGCTGTACGGTTCTTCGTAATGCTATAGAAAAATACGGTTCAGAAAATTTTTCTATAGAAATGATTTGTGAGCCCCCGACTGTAGAATTGATGCATGAAATGGAAAAATATTTTATTGATGTTTATAATAGTCGGACGCCGAATGGCTACAACATGACTGGTGGCGGTGAAGGATTATTTAATCCAACCACAGAAGTAAGAAGGAAGTTATCTGAAGCTAATAAAAAATTATTGAAAACCGAAGATCGCGCCCGCGGCGGTCACACACAGGTATTGATTCAAGGTAAAAAGAACGTTGAGAGCGGGTTGCTGGCATCTATTTGGGCGGTAGGCGGAGTGGCCAGTGGTAAAAGCAGGTCTCCTGAAAAGATGGCGGCTAATGCAGCAAATGGAGATAGGTTTGGTCGATGGAGTGTAGAAAGCGGACATTTAGCGAGTCTCCGAACACCAGAGCATCAGTCTAAAGCAGGTAAAGCGGGTGGTAAGATCGGTGGTATCGCAGCCAATCATTTACGTTGGCATGTAAAACGTAATATAATAAATCCCAATTGTAAGCTTTGTAAGGAATCTAATGCAAGACATGCGCAAATTAGTCTCGGGGACGGATCTCCGAGACCCGTGGAAACACAAACACAATCTTAAAACCACGCGGGAAACAATCAAGAAGCTTCTAGCCGACGGAACGCCAAATTGGATCAGATGGCCGGAAGATTACAAAAACTTCGTAAAAGAATCGTTCCAAGCCGCCAAAGAAGAATCAGACGAACAAGTAGAATCCTACAAGATGGCAAATCAGCAACTCCTGATGAATGCCAAGGCTCGAAAGGTCAACGCTATCGACACGCGGGAATTCATCGCGAAACTCCGTCGAAACGGCGTGAAGTGCTTTACAATCGATAACAACTGGCATAATACCGTGGCTCTTTGGGCCGTCGTCCCAGGGACTGACCGTTGCGAATACATCTGTTATCTTCAAGTTCCGGCGATGTATGAATGGTCTGTTCTTCGCGTCGACCGTCACGGTCTACCTGCCGGTGAGGATTTCCGCGGATGGCGAACAGTTTTAGTCCAATTGATTACAAAAGGAATCATGACGGAAGCAAAGGCCCATCAGATTTTCGGCCGTCCGACAGACGGCGAAGTCAGCATGATTTACCGCGAAAGCCTGTTCTTCATCAGAAATCACGCAGAATTAGATTACGGCCCGCAAGACTATCAATTCTAAATTTTAAAGAAGTTGTAAATAAGTCGTGCCGCGACTTTAAAACGGCCAGCCGGAGGCTTGTCCGCCGGGTTCTAGGAGCATTATGCCAAATGAGAACGAAACACGATCACAGGTACCGCCTGTCATCCCAGAAAAGAAATCTTCCCGTAGCATGGAAGAAAAACTGGATCTTCTACTAACGCTATTAGCAACGAAAGAAGCTAGGATAGCCGAAGACGAAGAAAACAAGGAAATAGCCCGCAAGGCCCGTAACGCCCAGCGTGAAAAATCGAGCGCGGCTCACGTTGAAAAGCAACTTGTCAAGCAGGCTCGTTGCCGCCATCTAAAGGGCGGAAAACTCGGCCCGTTAGGCGGCGTCCCGAACTATAACGTCACGTTGCATACGTATATCAACAACCGCGTTGAAGGAAAATGCAACAACTGCAGTATGCGTTGGGAACCGCAAGATACGAAGGAATTCCTAGTTCGGAAAGGCAGGAAGATTCCGAATCACACAAAGCAAGGCTGGGACGAATTCCGGGCGATGTTTACGCAATCAACCAACACGCCTACCAGCAGTGAGGTTCCGCTTCAGGTTCAGCCGCAAGTTATCCCTGAAGGCGTCGAAGCTTAAAAATTCTTGACAG